CCGATCTATCCGCCCTCTCACTTCGTGCAACGGAATATCTACAACGTTGGAAAGAGGTAGTTCAATTCTCTAGTAAGGATTACTCGGATCAGATGCGAGCTCAGTTCGGTATCAAGGCTCCCGAATACATGGGTAATCATTCTCATTTTGTCGGAGGTTGGTCTAATGTAATTAACATCAATGAAGTAGTTAATACTAACCTTGATACTAATACTTCTCAAGCTAGTATTGCTGGTAAAGGTGTTGGCTCTAATTCTGGCCATACTCTTACCTATGATTGTGGCGCTGAACATTGTGTATTGATGATTGTATATCACTCTGTGCCATTATTGGATTGGGCGTTAAAAGGACATAATCCTCAGTTATTGTGTACTAATATTACCGATTTCCCTCAGCCTGCGTTTGATCAGTTAGGCATGCAGCCTGTTCCGGCTCTTGCTCTGAATAATAGCCCTTCTAGTCCTACAGGTAATATCGGTTATAATCTTCGTTATTGGCAATGGAAATCTAATATTGATACGGTTCATGGAGCATTCCGCCCTTCTGCCGCTTATCAGTCTTGGGCTGCTCCTTTACAAGGTTCTCAGACTCAGGTTTCCGGACAGTCTTCATTCTCTTATCAGTCCTTCAAGGTTCGTCCTCAACAGCTGAATTCTATATTCCAACCTCAGGTTTCTACATCTAAATATAGTGTAGCTTATGATCAGTTACTGTGTAATGTAAATTTCAAAGTCTACGCTGTCCAGAATCTGGACCGAAATGGTTTACCTTATTAATGTGTCGTTATGAGAAATTTTGCTTATATCCCTGAGGAGTTAATTCAAGATGATTATACCCCTCAATTTATCGAAGGAAATCCCGTATATCAAGAATCTGCTTATGATTCTGTTATGTTAGAAGAAGTTGAAAAAGATAAGTTTCAGTATGTGGATATGACTTCCATTCTTCTTCATCAGGAAAAGTATCGTCGTTTGCTCGGTGATATGAATGTTAATAATATATTGGCTCAAATGCATCCTTCACAGTCTACTGTGATGGATAATATGACGGATGAAGAACGTTTTGCTTGCGTTATCTCCCGTCATTGTCAGTCTATGTCAGAACGTCAGGCTGTTTTGCAACAGTTGGCTTCTGAGCATTCTGAATTGACTGCTTATGCAGAGAGTATGTTGGCAGAGGAACAGTCAGCGCCCGCCCCTGAGGCTTCCGCACCTGCTGCTTCTGCTCAATGAAGTTCTTAGAAATTGGAGAGAGTCTGCTCTCTCCATGTAATCAACCTCAGTTCATTGGTGCTGCTATTAGTGCTATCGGAGGTGCTCTCCAGCAATCTTCTGCTAATCGTGCTAATTTCCGCAATACCCAATTAACTAATAAGTTCAATCGTCAAGAAGCTGCTACCCAACGTCGTTGGCAGGAACAGATGATAGACGAATCTCGTGAGTATAATAGTCCTGATGCTATGATAGCTCGTGGTTTGAATCCGTTTCTTAGTGGTTCTGCTGCTATGACAGGATCTGGTTCTGGTTCTGCTCCTTCTGGTGCTCAGGCTTCTGCTGCTAGTCCTATTCCTTATCAGGCTTTTCATCCTGACTTTTCGTCAGTTGATTCTGCTATCGCTTCGTTTGCCCAGGCGAAGAAAGCTATTTCCGAGTCTAATCAGATTGATGCTATGACTCCGTATATGATTGAGAAAATGAGAGGTGATACTAATTATAAGCAGATTGGCATCGGTGAATCCGGTTATTGGAATAAACAGACCGGTCGTATCTCTGCTGAATTGGATCAGTCTATGGAACGTCAGCAATTGGAGAATGCCGTTACTGCCGGAAAACTTTCGGCCGCCCAGACGACTCAGATTTATCTCCAAGCTGATTCTCAAGCTATTCTTAATAAGTACATGGATGCTAGTCAGCAGGCTGACCTGTTTACCAAGTCTCAGTATCTTTACAATCTTGTTCAGCAAGGTGCTCTTACTGAAAAACAGATTAAAACCGAGCTTGCTCGTGCTGTTGAGATTGCTGCCCGTACTCAAGGTCAGAAGATTTCCAATAAGATTGCCCAAGGCACTGCTGATGCTTTGGTATCTGCTACCAATATGTCGTATTACACCCAGTACTATGATTCTCTTTGGGACTATAAGAATGTCAACCATCGTAAGAATATGCAGTATTCTAAAGACAAGGCTCTTCGTGATTATTATAGGTGGTCTGCCGGTAATGCCAAGAAGGACTTTGATTCCTATGGTCTTCGTAATGCTATAGATTATGGTACTAAGTTGTTCCAGAATATGCCACGTCCGAAAATTTCATCTCGTGGTAATCCATCATCTTCTAATGGTATAGGTTATTAGTTATATTATCTATTTGCTTTAGTAATTCTGTGTTGATTTTGATTGGCTTGCTCGTGATGAGTAGGCCTTTTTTGTTTGCATCCTTTAGGACTAGAAGCCGATCCCGGCGTTTGAGGGATATACACCGGCCGGCCGCCTAGGCCCTGATCTAAATACGGAGCGAAGCGACCTACCTTAAAGCGCAGCGGTACTTTAGCACGACGGTGCGCCAAGGCAAGACTAATTGGCTTGCCGTGCCTATACACCTTTGTTTACATCCATTCTTTAATCATGCGAAGCCCCTAGTTCAGTGCGAACGCAAAACCGAGTTACCCTCTCGGTTTCGCCCTCTCTTGTCTATAAACGCTGAACTCACACAAGACCGTATCAAAAAAAATATCCGTAGAATCTTGCATATATAAAAAATAATATCTTCCTTTGTCCCCTGTAGAAGCTAACTCAGTATTATTAACATTTAAAATTGTGTAATTATGCAGAAATTTATCATTTCGATTAAAGAAAAACATTCAGGTCGTGATGTGGTTGCGCCTTATATCGTTAATTCTCTCTCAGGTCTTGGAAATTATTCTGAACGTTTGTCTCCAATGGGCCTTATCGTTATTGTGGATTCTATTAAAGAAGAAAATAATTTTGTCGAACTTAAAACTCAATCTGATGAAAAGTAATAATATTTGGAAAATCATTATTGGTGCTGTTTCTGCGGCTCTTGGTTACATTCTTAATGCTATTGGATTATGAACTGTTCTCTTATGCATTTTCTTGAATACCTGCTTTGTTCTAACGTTCATTTTGCTGTAACTAGTGCGAAGCGTACTCCCGAACAGAATAAGGCTTGCAATGGTGCTCCTAATTCTCAACATCTAATAGGTGAAGCTATTGATATCAAGCCTTTCGGTTCTACTACTTATGGTCATTTGCTTGAATATATTCATAGCTATTCGGATAATATTCATGTTTTTGATCAGTTGATATTGTATCCTACATTCATTCACATATCATTTGGTATTCGTAGTCGTCGCCAAGTGATTGATAAAAGATTATAATTATGAAATATTCGCCAGAATTGCTTAAAGCTGCTGATCACTGTCAGCATCGTTCGTTTATCACCAACAAATATACAGGTAAGCGTATCGCTGTAGATTGCGGTCAATGCGACTATTGTATACACAAGCGTGCTCAAAAAGCGTCCATGCGCGTGAAGACCGCTGGAAGTGCTTTCGAACATTGTTGGTTTGTTACGCTCACCTATGATAATGAACACATTCCTCTATTCAATTGCGAAGTATACTATTCTGAATATGATGATGTTTTAAGTGATTCTGGCGTTGTTCATGGTTATGAGAAGCATGCTTATGTTCCGGTTTCTAAGTTCTGTACTACTGATCCTCAACGGTTACAACATATATACTTTACACAGGTACAGGGCACGGTTCCATATAATCGTGAATCAGGCCAATATGAGCCGGTTAAGGATAATTGGTTTGTATCTATTGATTCTATGCGTGCTTTTATCCATAAGAGTCAATCTGCTACTTCTTATGGTAAAGATGGTGAACTTTCTTTTAAGTATGGTGATAACCTTATCCCTTTCCTGAACTATGTCGATGTTCAGAATTATATTAAACGATTACGTAGACATTTAGATAAATATACTAATGAGAAGATATCATTTTACGCTGTTGGCGAATACGGTCCGGTCCACTTCCGCCCACATTTCCATTTGCTATTATTCTTTAACTCGGAGAAAATCTCCGATGTCATTCGAGAGTGTCATAATAAAAGTTGGAAGCTCGGTCGTTCAGATATCCAACGTTCCAACGGTGGCTGTGCTTCATACGTTGCGAGTTACGTTAACAGCTTGGCTGCTGCTCCCTCTCTTTATCGCTCATGCCGTGCGTTTAAACCCCGCTCGAGAGCTTCCCTTGGATTTTTTGAGAAGGGTGAAATTTTCAATGAAGGTGAAGATGTCTATGCGCAAATTGAGCAAAAAATCGATTCGGTCGTTAATGGAAGAGAGTATAACTTTAATGGCATCGTTGTCAAGTCAACTCCCCCCATATCGTATATCCGTACCTTACTCCCCAGATTCTCAGGAGCTCGCTATGATGATCCTGTTGCGATATCTAGAGTTATTAACGCTGTTGCAACAGCGCCAAAAAGAATTGCACGGTTCGGTATTGTAGATTATGATAGTAATTCTATCTTATCTATTGTTCGTGCGTATTATCAATATATAACTTTAAATCATATATTAACTGATGATGACAAAATTGTATTACATAACGCTAGGTGCCTCACTAGGTTCGTTAACAGTTCTAGTGATGTCGATATTGAATATTTTCTTAACAAACTTTATCGACTTTTCCTTCATGTCTCTAAATTCCTCCGTAATTGGAATCTTCCTGGCATTGGTTCTGATGTTCACTTGTTTTCTGCTCGTATTAATTATATACTTAAAACAGGACTAGAGTATGAGAAAAAGGCCGACTATATACGAATGCGTGATTCGTTGCGAACGTTGGAATCATGTGAATTCCCATTACTTAGATTTGTGTATCTACCGCCCGACGGACAAGAACAAATTATCGTTAAAGAGGATACTTGTGACCAAGGTCCCTTCTATTCCCGTTACACTGTTCGAGACATCTATGAAAACAAGCACACTCCAATCACGCTTTATTGGGATGACCCAAGAATGTTACGATCTTCCAAGAATGTTCTTGGAAAAGACGTATTACCCTACTTGCAGGAATGGCCTGAAAATTACAACGACATGTGCGACGATTTACAAAGGTGTTTACATAACCGTAGCTCTGCCCGAGTTCGTGATATGATTAAGCATAAGAAGCTTAATGATGCGAATGATATATTTAACCGTATGGTCTAATTTAATTAATTAATTATGAGTGATTTTAACCCGCTAGACCGAGCGAAAATTGCCGTCCATCGCTCTTCCTTTGACTTGTCTAGTAAAAAGTTGTTTACGGCGAAAGTTGGTGAAATTCTGCCTGTTTATTGGCAGATTGCTATCCCTGGGAATAAGTATAAGATTTCTTCTGATTGGTTTACCCGTACTGTTCCGGTAAATACCGCTGCCTATACTCGTATCAAGGAGTATTATGACGTTTATGCTGTGCCTTTACGTTTAATTTCTCGTGCTCTGCCGCAAGCGTTTACTCAGATGTCTGATTATATGACCTCTGCTGCTAGTTCTGCTGCGAATACTGCTCAATTGACTCAAGTTCCCTTTACTTCTCTCGGAACTATCTCGTCGACTATTCAACGTTTTGTTGGAGATTCTGAGGTTGATGATGCTGGGTTTAATTGTTCTTATGGTGCTTGCAAGCTATTGGATTATCTTGGTTATGGCGCATTCATTGGTACTGCAAATTCGAGTAAATCCGAAATTACTACTAATTATCTAGGCACTACTTATTCTGCTGATTCTCAGAATCCGTTGGTCTATGGTAGTTCTATGATGGTAAATCTATTGCCGTTATTGTCTTATCAGAAGATTTATTATGATTTTTACAGCAACTCCCAGTGGGAAAAACATAAGGCTTATGCTTATAATGTAGATTATTGGAATGGTTCTGAAATGTCTTCTTCGGAAGAATGGTTTAAGATTCGTTATTCCGATTATCCGAAAGATTACTTTATGGGAGTTCTTCCTGCCTCTCAGTACGGTCCGGTTGCTG